ATACAACAGCTATTAATAGATGCTGCAACAGATTTTTGGTTTAGGGTTGATGGCATTATGAATGGTAAAGACTATTGGTATCCTCCAGAGAATACCAAAGAGGCATCCAAATTAATTATAGGTAATGGTGTTTTAAATGCTTTTAATATGGATGGTAACAATGAGCTCCAGAAATTAGTGGATGATTATCATTCTGCTAATACTGCAATTAAAGCCTCTCAAGAAATTAAAGATCTCTCATCAAAAAGAATGAAAGAAATAATGGGAGAGCATGAGGTTGTTAAATGTAATGATGTGGAAGTTAGACATACCACAATGGAGAAAGCAAAAACTAAAGTAATAAAACTTGATGGGCCTCCACTTAAATACAGGAGGTTCTCGGTAAAGCATAGTGTCAAAAGATGATAGAAAACATTTTCAAATTAATGCTTACTTACTTGCTAGGCAAGAGAGTGCTAAACGCATTCGACTACGAATATTGGAAAAGTTTGGTGTTGATATTGGAGTTGAATTTGTTGAAGAACTTATTGAGCTTATGGCCCTGGCTGCAATCGAGGGCCTTAAAATACAAAACCAAATATTTACTTTTCACATTAACAAACTAGGAGATAAAGATGACGAACCCCCAGAAGATCCAGACGAAACAAAACATTAGACAGAAGATACACACAGTTATGAAGAATGCTGGTTATATCAAAAAGAAAAATTCTAATATGCCTTATAAATCAGTAACACATAATGATGTAACTGATGCTATTAGAAACCAATTTAATAAAGTTGGATTAATAATTATTCCATTAGTTAAGAGCAGTAATAGAGATGGTAATATTCATAGTGTAACCATGAGTGTTAAAATTATTGATATTGATAGTGGAGAAAGTTTAGAAGTAGGAGATTATCCTGGTACAGGAATTGATAATCAAGATAAAGGTTTTGGTAAAGCTGTATCTTATGCTTTTAAATATATTCTACAAAAACTATTCCTTCTTGAGATAGGAGATGATGAAGAGGTTGATAGGAACCAGGTACAGGCAATCGATAAAGCTACCAAAGCTAAAGCAGAGAGTAATAAAGTATGGATGCAATACATAACTAATTACATTAGCTCTATTGTTGGAATAATTAATAATGAAAACAAAGATTTTGAAGAGAAGAAAAAAGAGCTTAATGATTATGTTGAAATTGAGGCTCCTAAAAAATCTGAATTATCTAAAGAATTACCGGCAGCTCACGAGGAATTAGATAAAAGAATAGCAAGAGAGAAAAAAAGATTTAAAGAAATGGAGGTTAAGAATGTCAAATCTGATGGTAACTAAAAAACAATTAAGGTTATTTGATTACATTAAATCCTATCATAAGAAGGAGAGAATACCTCCTACTGTTAGAGAGATAGCAAAACACATGGGCTGTGTTCATAGTAATGTGCATCGAATGCTCCGGTTATTAGAGAGAGATCATTTAATTAAAATACATCCAGCTAAACCTAGAGGTATTGAAATTTTAAATGGGAGTGGAAAATGATTGGTGGTCAAACTGCTCAAAAAATTTTAGTGGAATTAACTAGGATCAATAATAATTTAGAAAAGATTTTAGCTTTACAATACACTACTAATAGATTTACTGATGCTATTGTAAATAAATTAAAAGCTGATACTACTTTCATTAATACTACAAAGGAGAAAGAACTTGAACCTATACAAGAGTAGATTTGGGAAAGACTTTGTTAAAGAGTTGATTAACGCATACGATGGAGAGAATGATGTGGTGGTTATTACTATGCCTTCTGATGAACCTGGTGGAAAACCACACCAGAAATTCTATGCTGCCAATGATCCAGAATTATTAAACCTAGAACACTCACCTCATTTTCCTAGTGGAGTAATAGTAAAACCTTATGAAGAATATTGGCTAGATAGACATAGAGATAAAGCAGAGAAGGTAATACTAAAAAATCCCAAGGAAAATATAGATGGGAATTAAACACGATCCAACTACAGGCTTACCTTCAAATGACAATTCAAGTTATGAAGAGTTGTTACAAATGTGGAGAGAAGAAAAACAAAAAAGACAGAATTTAGAATTAGAAACTATTAAACAAGTTGAGGCTGCAAAAAAAGAGGCAGATAAATTAATGATTAATAAAGTTTCTATGTATGAAGATAAGCTCAAAAGAAAAGAAGAAGATATTAATAGAGTAGTTGAAGAGAATAATAACTATGAAACAATTAGTCAATCTCATAAAGAAATAAATGGTAAGTTACAGACAAGAGTAAAAGAATTAGAAGAAGATAATAAAAAACTATCAAAACAAATAGAAGATAAAGATAAACATATAAAACAATTAATAGATGTAATGTGAAAACCTGGGTAATAATATTGTTTTTACAATTTAATGAACAACCATTCTATCATCCTGTTATGGTTGATAAAGATACTTGCCACGATCCACACCAAAGCACCCTATTAGAACATAGAATAGTTAAAGATGAAGATGGTGTTAAGCTAGATAGATTTTTTTATAGGAGTTATATGGTCTTTGGACATTTTTGTGCTGGTGTTTTTAATGATAGGCTTTAAAGCTATTTTAAGGGCCATACAGAGCCTTCTTTATTATTAGGCTCTTACCCCTAGGATGACCTCTTCTTCATCAATTTAAGGGCACTTCTGATTGATCTTTGGCTATCTATATTAAAGACTTCCATCGGATATACATTCCTATCTCCATATCCTATATCTTCATCGTTTTGGTATGAGGCAAAGGTTCTAACATACTCTACTCCATCACTTTCAAACATATCATACAAGTAACAATCTGTAATAATCCTTGCAGCCTTCATTCTCTCGAACTCGTGATCAGTACCAAGAGAACTATCCCCAACAATATCATACCAGACTAGCTTGAGTTTTGCGTGGGCCCTGTTGTTGATAGTTATAAACTTCATTCTTTAACAGGATCCTTCTCTTTCTTGAGCTCTTCTATTTCCTCAACAGCTTTATCTAAATCCTCTGTTGCGTTCTCAAGTTTTTGTGTTGTTCTTTTTAAGGCACTCTCTTTTTCTTTAACACTTGATTGTAATTCGGCCTTCTCGTCTTTCAACACCCTCACTTGGTCTTTCAATTCCTGTACTACTTCTTTCCAATCTGCTTTAGCTGTCATGTTTTCCCCTGGCCACGATAGTATGGTTTCTTTCCTAATTGTCTGCGTTTATTTTTATTCATTGTACTTGTGATGGGCCTTCTCCCAATACTCGTACCTTTATGGGTTTTAGTGTATGTAACTACAGCTCCATATTTAGGTGGCTTTGCCATTTAATATAGTTTGCCATCCCAATTACCTTTATGATCCATAACCATTGGGAGTAGTTTAGGTTGTCCATCTATTATAATACCAACTCCACAAATAAATCTTAATCTAAATGTGCGTGAATAATTAAAAGCCATGTGGGATTGTGAGGCCAGGCAGCCTACTTGCATTGACCAGATTAAACTATCTGGATTAGAAAAATATTGTATATTAAACTTCGAGTGAAAATGTCCTTGAACTACACACTTACCATATTGCATTGCAAGTTTTAATCCATCTGCTGTAATTCCATGAGTGAAAAAACATTCCTGTCCACTACTCATTTTTAAATTAAAATCTTCTACCCACTTCCATCCTTTTCCAACACCCAGGAACTCATTGTAATCTTTTAAATAAGCTCTTGGCATTCCATGTCTTAAAGCTCTTCTATAAATTAATGATGAATGATTGGAATGTACGAGTGTCATTTGAGGAAACATCTTTTCTAATTCTCTTATGTACTCCTTGGCTTTATCTAATTCCATACCGGCTGATAAAAGATCTGGATCTGTATCATGGAATGATAAGGCATGAGCATCAAGCTCATCTCCTATATTAACTACATAATCTATTGGGTATTTTTTTTTGATTGCTCGTAAGAAATTGAAGGCATCCTTCTTATGATAAGGTAAATGTAAATCGCTGATAACTAATATACACTTATTTTTTTTAGCCATAAAATTCATCTCTGATCCATTGCTTTACATCAAAGCCTGGACAGTTGGGTTTCTTGGGTTCTGCATCAGAATGACCAATCACTTCTATGTCTGGATACATTGTTTTAATTGTTTGTATCAGACTATGAAGAGTTAGATATTGATCTTCTGTAATGTTGTTTCCCCTCCCAACAAGACAAATTCCTAAACTCTTTCCATTCATTCCAAGAGCTGCACAATGAGCACCTTGCATTTTATTATCTCTGGCATTTTCCAAAATTCCAGATCTTCTAATTACATAGTGATAGCCTACATCATCCCAATTTCTAGGAGGATCAGTATGCCACTTTCTAATTTCTTCAACTCCTATGTCCATCTCTGCTGGTGTATCAGCACAATGAACAACACAATGTGTAGTAACTTTTCTCTCAATCATATACAACTCACCATATCTATCTTGTATCTCATAATATCAAATACCACAATACCTAGTTATTATTCTAATATTAGTTTTTTAATGGTTATTGAACCATCTATATTTTTCTCTAGCTCGGCCTTACTCCTAATACACTTATAAGTAACAGTATTAGATTGCTGTCTTTCTGCCTCTCTCTTATGCTTGAGGCAGATCGAGAGGCTGTCTTGTATTCTTGCCTCTTTAATCTCATTATTCATTAGGAGTAATAATGCAAAAACTACTTCTGTCATTGGTGATCTCCTTTACCATTAGCTCTAACTTTATCTTTTATTCTCTCAATATCATTCAGAGCTTTCTCTAATTGTTTTGTTAAAAATTCGATGTTCACTTTATTGTGCATTCCACTTTCTAATTGTTCATTGTGTTTTTCTAATTGACCAGCCATGTGTTCTATTAACATGAACTGTTCGCTGTCTGCTGGTAACGAGCCAAGCTCTCCTCTTGGCCATTTAATTCTGAACTCTGTATTCTTTTCAAGATCAGAAATCATTAACTTATTATTGGTTTCGATATGGTTGAGCCTCTCAATAATTCCAAAATAACTCCATAGTCCAGCACAAGCTCCAGCTATTAGAGCTATGATTGTTTTAATATCTGTAGAGATAGATGTCTTTTGTGTAATAGGTTTCATTAATTAGTGGGCCCTCCACAATAGGCCAGGATGCACATAGCAATTATTAGCCAAGCTGTAAAATGATAATTCATATTTCCTCATAAATTAATTATAACTATACCCACTTGAAGTACCATCTTTTTCTAAAATTTTAAATAAATTTTTATGCTGCTGCATAATCTCCTCATCTTTATCCATCATAGTAGCCATTTTATCCTGGAGTTTTTCTACTTGTCTTTCTAATTTCTGAACCTTATCTACTTGCACAGCCTGGTTAGTTGATAAAGAAAATGTTTGTGTTAATACCCATCCACTTACAGCTAACATCACACCGATTAAAAGAGTTATAATTTTGTCCATCATTTTAGTTTCTTTTTTCTACCCATGTAATTTTCTGAAGGTTCATAATCCCATCTCATTCCTTTATGGCCCATAAGATCAGCATAGAACATTCTTAATTTAACTATAAACTTTCTTACCGGT